GAATCGCTTCGCGGGTTTCGCAGCAGCAATTAGCCTGCTGCATCTGCATGGCGTTGAGCTGCTGCATAAATGCCGCCTGCTGATTGGCGCGGCTGATTTCGGCGCTCATAAAGCCCTGCTGCATAGCGTTCTGCACACCGTTGACAAGCTGTGCCTGAGCATAGAAGCCGTCACACAGACCGTTGTTTACGACGTCGATTTTGCGTTCGATGTTGGCAAAGTCGCTGGTGAGGATGTAACCATCGACAGCGCCAGCACCATTACCGCCGCCAAAGCCGTTGTTGCCCCAGTTGCCGCCCCAGCCGCAGAAAACGAAGAGGAAAAGAATAATAATCCACCACGCACCATCGCCGCCAAAGCCCCAGCCGTTGCCATTGCCCATATTCGCGGGCTGAACAGGCATTGTCATAACAGTGCCGTCCGAAGAAAGACTCATGTTTAACTCCTTTCAAAAGTTGAATGTATTGTTCACCGTGCGCACGGTTTGAACCTATTGTAAAAAGCTCTGAAACTGCTGCGCCATCGCTTGCAGCTGGTTTAGCTGCTGCTGGCTCATCTTGCCGGATTGCAGCAGCTTTTCCACCTCTTGTTTGGGGTCGCCCTGAAAGTTATTGCGGAACTGCTGAAACTGCTGCATCATTTGCTGGAATTGTCCCATTGCGCCCGGCATTTTGCCGCCGCCAAGAGCGTTAAACAGAGGGTTGCTCATTGTCTGCCTCCTTTTTCTTGCGCGTCAAAGGTTTATCTGCCGCCAGCGCGTCAAAGCGGGCTGTCAGCGCGTTGAACTCTTGCCGTGTGACATATTCCTCTTTCGGTTTTTGCGCGGTCTGTGCTGGATGTTTCTGGCTTGCCGTGCGTTCCGAGTAGTCAAAAACGCGCAATGGCTGAGGCATACCGCTGGCGTCGGTGGCCTTAATGTAAAATGTGCTGTTTTCGCTGTCCATCAGCAGTACGCTGTTCCCTGCCGCCACCATATACGCTTTGGCTCCTTCTTCACCTTGCACCCAGATAATAGGCGAGCTTTGCTGTGCCGGTTGCTGCTGCGGATATGCCGCTTGCCGGAGCTGTGTAAGCTGATCGGGCATGGCCGACGGCATCTGCTGCCCCATTGGATAATAGTTCGGCATATAGCCGGGCTGATACGGTACGCCAAACGCCATAGTCAATCATCCTTTCTGCCAGTAGTACAGCGGCACTTCATCTCCGCTGTCCCATGTATCCAGCCAGTCCCCATTTTCCACGCACACAACATGCGTAGCCATTGCCAAAATATACGTGCCATCTGGGTGCTCCGCCGCAAAATCTGCCACTGTGTAACAGTCCGGGCAGCTGTTCGGAATTGCCGAACGGTTCCACCCACATCGGCGCAGATAACTGCCCCAGACATAGTTTGCAGACGGCATATCATGCAGTTCAAATCCTGCCAGCACCAGCGCCGCATATACAGCCGCCCACGATTGATGCGTTGCGGCTGCAATGGCTCTGACGGTACAATCGCCGACGCGCTTTTGTTCCGGGTTTAGGTTGATTTGCTTGTATGCCATCCGAACCGCTCCTTTTATCTAAATTGTACAAAAAAAGACGGCACAACGTAGGCCAGTAAAGTGCCAACATTGTGCCGTCTTTGGGACAAAATAAAAAAGGCGCGGCCACAAAAGCAGCCGCGCCCTTTAAATCAGCCTATTTTGTTTTTGATGCTGTGTACGCGCCGTTTTACCGTGCGCTCGCTACAATTCAGTTCTGCCGCAATATCAGCATTGCGCCAGCCGCGCCGCCGAAGCTGCAAAACATCCGTTTCTTCATCGGTCAGCAAACCGCCGACAAAATCAAACTTTGGCATGATTACTCATCCTTCTTGTTCTTGCTTTCGGTCTGTGTTCCAAAATAAAAGGCCACGACCATTGTAACAATGGTCATGACCGTGTCAGCCTGCAGTGCCCCTCGCAAGGCCATTGTAGCAAACACCGCAACCACCACAAGCGTTACAATGGTTTTTACCTTGATAAGCGCTGCAAGATTTTTCAAAAAATCGTACATAGATATGCCCCTTCTTTCAACCAATCAGATGATTTTGCAAAGCTTCCTTTGCTTTTTGCATCTGGTCAATGTTGTTCCCATCCAGATTGTGGTCAAGCAGGGCAAGCAATGCCTGCATGGTCACATGCTGCCCCTCGTCCATGCGGTCAAGCCGCTGTTTGTCGTTTTTCAAGAATCCCTCCATGGCGTTCACCCGCTCTTCAAGCTTGGTAATGCGTTTGTCTTGGTCGGTCTTCGGCTTTTTTACTGCGGTGATTACTTTGCTAATGGCAACGCCCCCGGCATACAGCCCGGCAGCAGCGCCCGCCGCGTAAATTAAAAACGCCCAGGCCTCCGCAAGTGTAAACGAAAATACATGCTGCATCGGCATCACACCTCCACGTATTTTGCATGATACGCCTTGTCGTTGTCCAGCCCGTACTTCTTGGCGATGAGGTAGAACTCCATCGCCGCAGCGTTCGGCAGGACGACGTGATCCAGCCATACCTCCTGATGCGTCTGCGCGGCGGGCTTGTCCACCGCCGCCTTATCAAAGCGCGTAAGGTTGAACTGGTTCACGACGGCCAGAAGACTTGCGGTATACGTCGGGCTGGTGGCCCAGCCATCGGCCCGGATGTACTCGCACGCCTTGTTGATGTCGGTACAGCCGACAAGGTTCGAGTAGCGCGGCATGGTCGTCAGCTTCTTGATGTAGTCCTCTACACAGGCGACCATCGTATCGTAGGCGCGGAAGCCCGCCGTGATGGTGATGTACTTGCTGCCGTCCCACTCCTTCGTGGCCTTGTTGTACACTCTGCCGCTCCAATTGCTGGCCTTGATGCCGAACAGGTTGTTTGCCTGTACTGCAAGCTCGCTCGTGCCGTAGGCGCTCTCCAAACAGGCTTGTGCAATGCACAGCGACGGCAGAAGATGCGCGTTCAGGCAGCGGCTCTGGCACTTCTCGGCCATGACGTCAATGAACGTCTGCTCCTGCGTCTTGGCGGGCGCAGCGTCGGCCACGTCGCCCCTCAAGCGCTTCGTGACCTGTGCCGCAATGTCCGGGAACTTGCTTTTCAGATACGGCCCGGGGCAAGCGGTAGCCGCGTAGAAGCAGTGCATCGTGAGCGAACCGTTCTTGTCGCCGGTGTAGGTCAGCTCCTTGATGCCGTTGCGGCGGCAAATGTCGGTGCAGAGGTCGAGCAGCGCCGCATAGGCCTTGCCGCTGATGTGCCAGTCCGGCGCACCGCCGTCGTTGGCGACTTCGATAGTAATGGCCCGCTGGTCGTTCCACGGGCTGGAACTGCACCACGACCTGTCCGCCTCGTGGCAGAACAGCCCGATACGCCCGCTGGATTCGATGGCGTAGTTTGCGCTCATCTGGCGTGAGGGCCTGCCGACAAGAGCGCCGAAAGATTCAAGCGTCGTGTTACCAGCCATGTGATGAACGGTAATCTTGCTGATGGGCTGGCTCCGGGGCCGGTTGCAGTTTGGGCTGATGGCCGTGTAAACGGCCAGTGCAGAATCACTCATTCTCGTTTTCTCCCTTCCCGTTCGACAGCTCCTCGTCCATTTCAGGCGACAGAATCATTTCATCCTTCATTGGTTTCACTCTCCTTTTCGTTGGTGGTATTTTCAGCGCCGTCAACCTCCGGCGCATCCGGCGTCTCCGTAACCTTGTCTGCGCTCTCTCTTGCATCCAGCGCATCATAATACGCCTGCGCCAGCGCTTCCACCTCTGCAATGTCCGCCTCATCCAGCAGGCCGTTGTCAAGGTGCGTGTACGCCTTGTCCAACCAGAACGCAACGTCGCGTCCTGCTGCAATCTCTCGCTTGATACTGCGCAGGGTTAAGTCGTGCCGTGCTTTACTCTTGATAGCCATTTTATTACTCCTTTCAGTTGATAGAAGCAACCGCTGCTTCCAAATCCTCAATGCGTTTAATGGGGTCTGCGCGTCCCGTCACAGTCGCGCTGTCGGCATCTGTCAGTACAGTGTTTGTGCCTGCAAGCGCGGGGATTGGCTGTGCGCCTGTCGCAGTGAAGGGCACAGGCTCTGACAGCTTGTAGGCGATTTGTACAGGCGTGCCAGCGGCTTTCTGGGCGGCAAGGTAGGATTTCAAATCATTGACTGTTGCGAAAGGTCCATCTGAGGCCACGTGAAGTACGACGCTTGTAGAAGAAATGCGTACAAAGTTAAACGGATATTCATTAAATTTTTTTTTGTTATCAAAATGGCTTGAAATTCCCAAAACCGCAGAATAAGGTTCTAGTATTCCATATAATGCCCATTGCTGCTGTTTTGTGCTCGGGACGGAGCCGTTGTCCATCCACTGCTCTGTTCCGTCTAACGTCAGTATTTTCCACGTCTCCTGCCCATCTCCCGTCACCGCGTCCACCTCACCGCCATACACGGTTTCGGGCAGGGTCAGGGTGTTGGTCTGCCCGATGTATGGTGTGTAGGTGGTGGGGGCGGTGGTGCCGGAAACAATGTACGGATATACTGTCTTGTCAATTGTTGTGCCGCTAGTTACAAGCAAGTAAAAATATTTACATACGTCCCCAGCCAAAATCTCAAAAACACTATTGGATAGAATCCAATAGTCTCTCGCATTTCTCTGCACCACTACACTAGCGGAAACTCCTGCACCAGAATTCAGCCCGCAGTATTTTCCAGGCGGCAGATGCCAAATTGGAAACATTGGGCCATCCGCATTAGCCGTTGCGGTGCCAGACATATGAATACCGCCATCAGGAATATACTCATAAGTGATGCCGTTTTTTGTGACTTTATTAAATGGCTTTATATTCAGCAGATTCTCCCCGCACCGTTCGACTTTCACGCTGTCACGTCCCTTGATGGGACGAATGTTTTCGTAAGGTGCATAGGCTGTTGCAGTCGCGCTCTTTTCGAGCTGCACATTATCCGCGTCCGTCTCTTTGTAGCAACTCGCCCGCAAATATGCCACATTAGCCGGAGCCGTCAATGTAAATGCGCGCTGATATGTGTTGCCGCTTCTCGTAAGCATTGTATCCGATGCGTCAAAGTACGCAAGCACACCGATGTTTCCAGGCTCAGCGGCAAAAGAAGTTGCACATGAAAGTGTGTAATTATCACCTTCCGTGCATGGGATTTTTCCAGTCGTCTTTGCACCGGAAGGTCCAGAAGAAAACCCCAGTTGTGATACAAAAGTGTTTTGAATCAGGTCACCCCAGAGGTTCTTCCCGCCACCTGCCGGATACGGCGTTCCCGTACCCTCCTGCACCGGCTCCCAGCTGGCCTTTACCCCCAGCGGATAACCCGCCACAGGGTAGCACAACACCGGATTCCCGGATTCCTTGATTTCCGGGCAGAGCATGTCCACGATGTTCTTGCTGCTCCACGTATTTTCACCAATGGTGCTGTCATCGGGGTAGGCACGCTGCATCTGGTTTTTCAGTGTGCCAATGTCTTTCATCGCCTGACTGTAGTCAGAGGGCATCCCGTCAACGAGGGTCTGTGCCTTGTCCGCGCTGTTCTTGGCATTGTCGGCGAATCCCTTGGCTTGGTCTCTAACGGCCTCAGTCTGGGCCTTAATCTGCTCTGTGTCAGCCTTAACAGCTGTCACATCTTTCAAGAGCTGCTGAATAGTCTTGTACTCGTCGCTGCTGATAATAGCATTTTCAGGTAGAGGGTTTCTGTCGAAGTGCAACCAGATGGGCGCACTGCCTGCAATACCACCGCCGACAGTGATTTCAACAATCGGGTAATAGTCGCCCCAGCCAGTAGACATCTGCGGAGTGACAGCGAAATATGCGATTGTGCGCTCTGCATTCACGCCAAGCGCAGGATTGTACACATGATAGCCGTCGCGCTTGTCCATGCGGATGTTTACATCTGCGTCAGACGGGACTTTATACTCTGTGCCGCCTTTTTTGAGCGAAACGCAAAGAACAGGGATTGTCTGGTCGTACTGTACCAGATTGACGGCCTTTTTGTCTGGCCGACTGTCGAAGTCTACGGTACACGATTTGAGATGTGCTGTAGACAACGGTTCATAAATAGTTGCTGCCAAGTTTGACCCTCCTCTTAGTAGTAAATCAGCGTAATCTGGCGGTTCACCGTGCCGTTGCCGCTCCATTTCATGGTGATGGTGTTCCCGCTGATGTTCAGGTACACGATCTCCGAGCCATACGCGCTCTGCGCGATGTCGCAGATGCCTACCAGCGTGCCGCCCGTGAACGTATAACTCCACGAGCCGGAACCGTCGGCCATGGTGATTGTCACCGTTTTCAGCGCTTTTGCGCTTACCATTCCGTTACCTGCGTGGTATCCGCCCGGGACTGTAACCGCACCGCCCGGGGATATTTCCCGGCTCCAATTGCCTTGGTTTGTCATGCTGCCGCCAACATTCACGCCCGCTTCAGCGCTCGTAAAATTGTTTCCCGCCAGAACTGCGGACGCAGGAGCAGAGCCGACAGGGATTACAACCTCTGGATACCCTGCGCCAGCGTCGTCCTTATAAGCGCCCTTGGGAATACGCGCATTGAGGTTTCCGCTTCCGACGCTGTAGGAGACAGGGGAAACGGTCTTGGGCTGTATAGGCAAATTACCAGTCTTGATTGTCTTATTTTTGGCGTAATACTTCTTACCGTCCAGCACATCATCAGGCTCGGCGGTAGCTAGTGCCAGCTTGTTTGCGCCGAGGCCACCGCCGCCGTTAAAATTTAGCTGTGTGCCATCATAGGTGAACAGCACCCATCTGTCTTTGACAATTGTGTCCGCGTCAACGGCGTTTGCACCCACATACGCAGGCGCAGCCTTGCCATTGATGCTGAATGCGTCTCCGCTGGCGAACGTTGCAGGGGCCTTGAAGCGGCCCACAGCGCCAGAGCCAGTCAGTGCAAACGTGTTGCCTGTTTTGGCGCAGCTGTACACCTGTACAGTAGCAGATGTGCCAAGCCCCGCAGGGTCGTAGACATCTTTCAGCATGGTAGCGCTGCCCGCCTTAATAGCTGCAATCTCATCCGCCATCGACTTGATAAGAGCTTCATATTGCTTTTGCAACGTACCAGTCGGCAGCCCGGTAACGCCGTCACGCATAAGGCCGCAGACACTTTCATCAAGCATCGTGTTGGTGACGTCTGCGGCGCTTACTGTAAGGCTGCCAGCAGGAACAGACACAGTGTATAGACCAAGCTCATAAAGCAGCTCGGAGCGCGTTAGAGTGGGCGCTACAGGACTTGAAGCGGGTGTGCCGATCTTTACCTCAAACGTGCTTTCGTTAGTGCTCTTAGTGAAGCGAAGCACGATTCTGTCAATGCGGGGGAGCGCACCGTCCGCAATGGGGATTGCTACAGATACATTTTCCGTGCTAACAACGCTTTTTCCTTTAAACGTGCCGTTGTTAATCCAGGCCATACCTGGCCCGATGGTGATTTTTCGTGCCTCTGTAACGGTTGCGGGGAACGATTCGGCAGCATATACACCGCTTGTGCGGGTGCAGAGGTAGGTCTCTGCATCTTCTGCCGTGTACTCCACATCGTTCAGAGGATATGTGATAATTGCCATTTAGTACCTCTTTGTAATTACAGGTGTCCCGAGTTCAACGCTGTACTGTGTGACATTGTTCTGCGCAGTAATGGTCTTTCCCATGATACGGACTTTCGCATTGATGCCCAGCTCTGGAAAAATGCAGGAAACAACGTCTCCCAAGTTCACGCAGTCGGAATCAATATCAAAGTCCAGCGTTTCAAGGCGCAGCTGCTCAAGCAACTTGCCTTTCCCGTACTCCACAAGCCGCGCTTTGTAGTCCTCTAGGCTTTCGTCGTTTTTCTGCTGCTCCTGCCGAGCGTCTACGTACATTTCGCGGCGGTCAATGCCCGCTGAGGCCGTGTCGCCTGCATAGACGGTGATACGCTCGTCGCCTGTGCCCGCGCCAGCAACGATAGCGACATTCTTGTAGCGTGCTGTTGAGACGCAGTAGTCTAGATTGCCGACATTCTGAAACCATGTAGAAAACTTTACGGTCTGGCTTTCGCCCGGTTTGTATACCTCAAAAAGCAGCTTTCTATTCGGCTTGTCAAAGCGTAGCCTGAAACCAGCGTCAACGGCCTGCGCTATTTTTTCGCAGTATTCCTCAATGGTCTGGTCGGACGTTTGGGCCTCAAACTTGTCAGCAAGCCCGCAGGACGCGCCCAGAGCCACGCAGGGCCACGCTTGCATATCATGAATAAGAGTACGCATAGCGGTTTCTGCGTTGATATTTGATAGCTCTGCGGTGCTTACGCGGTCAGATAAAAGCCGTGTTGCAGGAGCGCCGTTGACAATGATTTTGTTTCCCTCTGTCTGTACGGATTTTATAATCATAAGCGTGTCGCTGTCGTCGATTTCGCAGTAATAGTCCTCTTTCATGAGGTCGCTGTATTCCTGCTGCTGCGACAATTCCAGCTGGAACGTGCCAAGCTGATTATATTTTTCCGTCCAGACAAGGGAGACAAACGTTTCAATCTGCCCGAGCTTGTTTAGTTGAGGGTCGTATACTCTACATATCATCGAATACCCCCACATAGGCGTCATTATAGAAAACGCTCGTATTCAAGGCGTGTTTAGCGCCGTCCGTGTAAGAATGCTTAAGAATGTTGTCGCCCGCGCGAATGTAGTACAGGTTGCTTGCGTCATCGAGCTTTCCGTAGATGTTAGTTTCTACGTCACCGCTCGTTTTGATGACGGTCAGACGCTTGGATGCGCCCTCCCGGCTTACTGTGATATACTCGCCAGCTTGCAGTGCTTCGTTGATTTTCAGCTTTTCCAGCGTGTTCACATTCGTGATTTCGGGATTGCTCAACGGAAGCTGCGCGTAGAAAATAACAGAGAACGTAACGTCCGTATCTCCGTCATTGATAAAGTTCATGAATATACTGCCGTCTGTAACGCCGAACTTGTGCTTTTTGTAGTTCACCGGGAACTTGAAGGACGGCGTCAGCTTTCCAATCTGCTGCCCTTTGCGGTCAGCTGCCAGCCAGTAAGGGAAGGGGCAGAGAACCGTAAACTGAAAAGCAGCGTCAAAGCGGCGCTGCTTGAAAGCCGGGGTCTTCTTCACGGTGCAGTTGCAGTAATAGCCGTCGCCGAAATACAGCTTGCCGAATGAGTTTGGCGTGAGAATGCGCAGCATTTTACGCTTCATCACCCTGCTGTCGCCCAGCAGGTAGCCGCTGACTTCCCGCGTGATTTCTCCGACAGTCGCGCTCTCAAAGGTCTTGCCGACCTGTTGAAAGCCCTGCGACAGCGCTACATCTACATCTACATCCGAAAGAGGGTCTATATTCACGATAGAACCGTAATTATAGCCGAAATACAGCGTTTCGCCGTCATCCCGCACAAATCTTGCTGTGTACATCATTCACCCTCTTTCAAATTGCACCCATCATGAGCGCCCGCCGCTGCTCATACTGCGCCTCGCGCATAAGCTCTGCCGCAGTTTTGGCCTGACTGTAGATGTTTTGGATAACAGTCACACCGCCAACAACAGCGTTTTTCTCGCCTTTGCGGTAGCTGTCGGCCTCTTTAGCCGTCAGAACCATTTCGCCGCGATGCAGGTTTGCAACGTAGTTGTTATAGGGAACATAGTCCAGACCGCCAGCGTGGGAGCCGTTTGTCTGCACCGTGCCGGTAAAGCCGGAGACTATGCCGTCTACGAAATTTCCGACCTGTTCTTTCAGCCAGCCGCCCATACTCTTAATACCCTCGAGCAAGCTCTTTGCCGCGTTCACGCCTAAATCAAAGATTTTGCCGGGTAATTCCTGAAGGCCCGTAACAACAGCATCTAGCAAATCTTTTGCGGCCTGTTCACCGTTTTTCCTCAATTCTTCGGCCCACTCTACGACTTTTTCAATCGTTTTTGTAAACCACTCTGCAATGTTTCCGGGCAACTGAGTAAAAAACTCAATTACGTTATTCAGGAACGTAGATGCAGCGTCGATTGCGTTGGACTTCATTTGCCCAGCCCATGCAATAACGTTCTGGATTGTGGTAGACAGGAACGTTAAAACGTTGCCGGGGAGTTGCGTAAAGAACTCAACTACGTTTTGCAAGAATTGGGAGCCAGCCTGCCGCGCATTCTCTGCCGTTTCCACCGCCCAAATTGCGATGTTTGCAAGCGCTGTGCCGAGAAATACGCCTAAGTTGTACGGGAGTTGCGAGAAAAATTCTACAACAGCATTGATAAAATTACTGCCAGCTTGGCGGGCATTTTCCGCCGTCTGTGTAGCCCAGTCAGCAATGCTTTGCACGGCGATTGCCATGAACTCAGATATTTTATCGGGGAGCTGTTGAAACCACTCTATCGCACTGTTAATCGCCTCTGGAACGGTCTCTGTGAAGAATGTAACAACAGTGGTCTTTACGAACTCAAAAATTTCGTTGACTTTATTTCTGAAATTTTCGTTCGTTGCGTACAGAGTAGCAAATACGCCAATCAAAGCCGCAATCAGAGTGATTACGATTGCAATCGGGTTAGCTGACATAACGGCGTTTAGTGCAGCCTGCGCAGCCTTGAGTTTTCCTTGCGCCAAAGAAAGCAAATCAATTTTCCCAGTAAGCAGCCCAACGACAACTTCTGACCCTTTGAGCGTACCGTCCAAAGCGCCTTGTGCAACCTCTGAATCAGAAAGCCCCATGCTGAACAGAGATACGGCAACTTTGGCCTCGTCGAAAGCAGTTACCATCTTCTGAATTTTCGTTCCAATTTGCCAGCCTGCAATAGCAGTGCCAACCGCGCCAATGGCAGGAGCCAAGTCTTCTATAACAGGGATTACTTCGTTGACTGCCTCTTTGACTTCATCAAAAATATCAAAAATTACACTAAAATCAGAATTTTCAATTGCGCTTGTCAGCGCATTTACTATCGCATCGCCAAGAAAAGAGAATAATTCATCAATGATTGGCTGTAACTCGTCTGCCAAAAATCCAAGGCCGTTAAATAGTGCCTCTATCCCTTCTACAACGGTTGGCATCATGCTTTCAATAACAGTGCTGACTACAGGGGCCAACTGTGCACCTATTTCAGTCATGGCGTTAATCAGCGTTGGGACAATTTCTTGAATACGCGGCAAAATGTTTTGAGCAGCAGTAAGAAGACTGTCTACGAAATTATTGATTAGCTGCTGAACATCCTGTTCTGGGTCTGCAATGCCTGTAAGCAGATTTTCCCAGGCGCTCTTCATCGAAGCTGTACTTCCTTGGATGGTAGTTGCAGCTTCTTTACTGGTCGTCCCCATAATATCCATGTTTGCCTGTACGACGTGAATCGCCTGTACAATATTCGCATAAGACATACTGGTTGCATCAACCGTTACGCCAAGTTCCGCTTGAGTGTCCTTCATGGCAGCGGCTTCTTTTATCAACCGCTTCATTTCAGCCTGCGTGCCACCGTAGCCGAGCTTTAAGTTGTCAAGCATGGTGTAGTTCTGCTTTGCAAAGCCGTTATATGCGTCTTGGATGGACGAGATGTTAGTGCCCATCTTGTTCGCATTATCGGACATATCCGAAATTGCAGTGTTCGCAATTTCAGCGGCTTTTTGTGTATCGCCGCCCAAACTTGAAACCAGAGCCGCAGCAAACGATGTTGATGTCTCCATGTACTCGTTTGCAGACAGGCCAACGTTCTTGTACGCGTCCTTTGCATAGCCCTCAATAATACCTGCGCTGTCCTTGTACAAGGTTTCTACGCCGCCGACAAGCTGCTCATAGTCTGCGTAACTGCTCAGGGATGCTTTTCCAATATCGAGAGCTGCACCTGCTGCCGATTTGCCAACAGATACAATCGTGCTTCCCACAGCTTTCAGGCCATCAAAAACAGCATTTCCAAGAAACGTCCCGCTGAATACATCCCAAAACGATGTTGTTTTGCCGCTTGCATCGTTTAACTGCCGTTCATAATCATCTGTATCAAGACTTAATTTTGCGTTTAGATTAAATACGTCCAACTTCTCACTCCTTTCTTGTTGATTTTTTGTTAGCCATGCTGTATCCTAGCTTTAGGAGGTGTTTTGCTATGGCAAAAGCTAAAAATGCAGTTATCGCAGGAGATTACGTCGGAAAGAAGGTCAATCTTTCTTTTGGTCGAGTTCAACTCGACATGGGATTGATGCCCGCAATCACATTAGACAGAAGCACCGTTGCAGATTATTCCATTCTGGATGAATCCCAGAAGAAATCTATGTCTTCTGGTGTGATGCGCGGGCTTGTTGGCGGCGCCATTCTTGGGCCTGCTGGTCTCGTGGCTGGCGCAGTCACCGCAAAACAAAAAGGCATTTATCAGATTGCAATTCAGCTGAAAGAAGACCCACAGTGGGTTGCAAGCGGTAAACGCTTTTTAATCGAGGTAGACGATAAAATCTACAAAGCCATTATGACAAACTGCTTCTAAAATGAGCCGCCCTATTTTTGGGGCGGCTCTTCCAGTTTTCTCAGCTTGTTCTTCATGTGTTCTTTGATTTCATCCGCTGTTCGTGTTTCTTCTGGCGGCGGGTTGATTATATCCCAGTACCTTTTCGGCTCGCTTTTTGTTTTTATCATGTTTTTTGTAATCGTGATAAGTACATCCGACATATAAACACGATATGCCACTTCATCCGTTTTTTCTTTGATTCGGTATGGCAGTGCCGACATAAACGCACGGGCGCTCAGTTTCGGCATGCTTAAGATTGCGACTATTACGCTTTCTGCGCCGTACCGAAAGACTGTTTGAAAAAATTCACGAAGTCCTCGTCTTTCACAAGCTCGTTAATCTGCGCCAACGTGCTTAAGAAACCCTGCTTTCCGCATTCTTCTGGGGTGAGGCCGTTGAACAGAGAGAGAATCGCATATACGTCTTCTCTGTGGTCTTTCAAGAAGATGGGAACAAGATTCACAACGCGCGTAAGGCCGAACCTATAGACGTCAATCTGCGTATGTTCTCCTTTGGGAAGCCTGCGTTGAACCTCCGCAATGAGGTTTTTGTCATCGGCCATGTTCTGGATATGAGGGGCGGCGATGCACAAGACATCGCAGGTCTCGTCGGTAGTCATCTGAGAAAGCAGTCGCATGTTTTATTCCTCCGCGTCGATGCTGTAGAACTCCATAGGGACAACGTCCTGCGCAGTGATGGAGACATGGCCAGTCAGCTCACAGGAAATCTGCCCCTTGCCGCTCTTGGTAGTCTGCAACGAGAAGCCACCAGTGGACAAAGCGTTTTTCAGGCAGATAGCAACGCAGCCACCATCTGCGCGGTCACCCACCCACCACAGTTCGTCTTTAAAGTCGGTCTGCTTCAAGTCGCGGCGAGGCGTAATCTTGTTCGTGGTAACATCTGCACAGCCCAGAGCCATCTTGATGTTGTCAGGGGACGTGCCAAGAGCTGTGAAGGACATTTTGCACTCCCAGCCGTCCAGATGTTTCAGCTCTTTGGTGTTGACCGGGCAGTTGTCAACGTCCTCGCCCAAGTCGGAGAAGGTAGGAACGCAAGTGGCGTTGATGCCGCCAGTAGTGGCGCAGATAATTTCGCCGTCCTGCGGAGCTGCAATGCTTGCGGGGTTGAATGTGTTCAACAGCACGCCAGCGTCAAGCTGCAATGCGTCGAACGTATCTTTGGGAATAGCGGTAAATTTACCCATATTTTCACCTCAATTTTGGCATAAAAATTCGGCGGTAATGTTCAAATACCGCCGCTTAATGTTTTTGTCTGTTTCATCTGCCAGCGCTTGACAGAAAGGGGAACCGCGCCGAATCCAAATGTAGCCGCCGTCAAATTTCAGCAACTTGCCACCGATGCCGATAGCGTCCGATATTTCCTGTGCTTTAGCATTTGGAACAGCTTCAGATGTCGTATAGAACCACAGGTTGACAGTCAGCGAAGGCGCGCCTTCATCAGCGTCAAATACTGCATCATACGTCAGATAGGGAAGTACAACATCGTCAGGCACGGCGTTTGTCGCGTACGCAGGGAGAAAGCCATCGAAGAACTGCTGTAGTGCAGCGCCCTTTGTCATTTCGGCAGCCCTCCCATGCGTTCAGCCGTAAAGCTCATCAGTTTACATAGCATAGGGGACGCCGTTTTCGGGGCTTGCTTTTCTTCCGGGCGGCTGGTCACGCGATAATATGCGCCCGTTTCAATGTCCTTGTAGATGCTGCCATACTCAATCGGCACATCCCTGTTGACAACGCCGGTATATACGCTGGTCACGCCCTCTGCTTCTGCACGGCGGGCCTCCAAACTGCTATCCAGCGAAACGAAATTGTCAAACTCCGCGCCATCTGCCCACTCGACAACATAGCCACCTTCGCCGTCCGGCTTTGTGGTCTTGTCCATAATACAGCAGCGACGCGAAAACGCATCAAGTAAACTCATAATGATACCTCACATCGCCATTTGGCTCTCTATCTGCAACGACGCGAGCATTGCTTGCGTTCACAAACATTTCAACGATTTTTAAGCATCCCTCAGCTGTAGATTTATCAATGTTCATGCTGAGATTTACAGTAACATCGACGTCGAGTTTATCGGTTCTCATTACAGTTTCCTCCACTTGTTCAGCCGTGATGCAAATACACCTTGCCAGCCCGGCAGAGAGCCGCCAGAACCGCCGCTCGCAGTAGATTTAGTGTAACTATACCCCGCAAAGCTCTCGCTTTGAAATGGGCTATTTGCGGCGTTCTCGTACTGCGTGCGCCACGCCTTGATTTCTTCTTCAAGGCGCATAAATTCGGCAGGCACGGCCATGGCCCAGACAGCGCCATCAAACGTTTCATCTCTTAACGAGCAGTTACCGTATTGATACACACCATCGTTCATAACGCTGCCCACAATGCGGAAATACTGTCCGGCACGCAAAAAAGGGAGCGCAATGCTCCCGCCCTTGATGCTGAACTCGCCCAGATGGACGCCATTCTGTGTGACAAACCAGTTCCGGCACTCCCTCATCAATTCTTCAAGCATTACGCTGCCCCCTTATTACTTTTTGAACTTTGCCAGCACAACTTTGGCTTCGTTGGTCAGAGCCGCAACGTAAAACTCGTCAGCGGTGATCTCGGTGGAACGGTTACGCGGCTTGCGCTCAGTCTCCACGTTGATATTGCGCTTGCGGTAGATGGTCAGAGCGGGGACATCGTCCTCAGTCTCGCTGTCCTCATTCAGCTTGACGATGGGGCAAGCGTAGTAGGCGGTAGCAGCAGCCTTGACCTTATCACCGACAACCAGCGCAGCAGCGCAATGGGGCTGGATGGTCGCCAGATGCTTTTTGGTGGTGGTTTCGGCGGTAGTATCCGCGACAATCTCAATGGTGCCGGTGCTGTTGTCCTTTTCGTACTCGATGGAAGGAACCTTGCGGGATGCTACAACGCGGGTGTTGGCAATCTTGCCGATTTCGCCGGTGACAGCAACGCCAGCCTGATACTTGTCAGCGCTGATAAAGTCCGCATCTTTGCGCAGGGTCGCCATCTGCTTGGGGTTGATGAACATGACCTTGTCGCTGTTGATTTCCTCGTTGAACACGTCAATGGCATCCACCACGCCGCTGTACTTGATAGCGGCAGCAGTGCCGTCATACACCAGCGTAGCGCCCTGCAAGGCTTCCATGCAGTCATTGTCGATTTTGGCAGCGATAGCCAGCGCCAGCTGCGCATTGGCTTCGCCAACGGGGTTGCCGTAGCCAGACAGCACAGCTTCATCGGTCAGGCCGACGCCCTTCATGGCCTTCTTGATCTTGTACTTCTTGTCCTTGGTGCTCATCTTGTCGATGTCAACGTCAACGCCCTCTGCAACGTCCTCTGCGTCACCAATGTAGCCGTAAGACGGCACAGTGATGGTATCGCCGGGAACACCAGCAAGGGTGTCATCCACCTTTGCAAAAGGTGCCACGCGGATTTTGTCAGGGATTTTAGCCGAAATCATATCGGCCATGACTTCCGGGTCAATCAGGTCTGCCAGTTTGGTCAAAATAGTATCTGCCATGTGTTAGTCTCCTTTGTTGTTTGCAAGCTCGGCATACTGTTCCGGGCTTTCTTTCTTGAGTTTCAGTCGGTCGGCATAGCCCATCTTTTTAAAGGCTTCTGCCGTGATAGAACCACTGCCGCCGTTTCCGGCAGGCGGGTTCGCCGTGTTTGCGCCCTGAGTGCTGGTAGTGACGATGTAGTCGCTGTAAGATTCTTTCAGGCTGGCTTCCAGCTTGTCAGAATCCTTGATAGCGCCTTTATCGTCAAGTTCCAGCTTGTCTAGCAAGCCATCGCCTTTGCACAGCCGAGCAACAGACTGCAAGCGTTTGTCGGCAATGCCGACTTTTTTCAGGGCGGTCTCCAGTGCCTTTTCTTTGGCAGCGGTAGTCTTTTCAGCGGCCACGCTGGTTTTGTAATCCTCGAAAGCCTGGTGCTCGGATTCATACTTTTCCTTGTAACCGTCATCGCCCTTTCCTTTCAGGTCGTCCAGTTCCTTTTGAACGGCTGGAAGTTTTTCCGCATCGGCTTTATACCGCGTGACGTCGTCCTTCAGCGGGTCAACAACGCCCAGATGGAGCGCCACCAGCTGATTTTCAATTTCATCAGTGCAGCTTTCGCCAATAATCTTACGGATTTCAGCGCGTGTAAATTTTGCCATTGGGGTTCTCTCCTTTTCTTCGGTGGCGGTTCTTCGCCATTTGAGTTTTATTTATTCAAAACAGCAGTGCTTCGCTGTTTTTTCGTATAAAAATAGCAACCGCCGAGAACGCCTCGGTGGTTGCTAGGTAAACTTGTCTTTTACGGTTTCACTTCAACGCTGGGCAGCACATTTGTGTGGAAATAAAGCTTGTAATGGTACGGGTCTGTGTGTGTTCCTGTAATGTCCTCGACAACATACATCGTGTAGCTGTTCAGGTAGATGTAATTTTTCCTGTAAGTATCAGGACCAACCTTTACAGTGCAGACAAGCTCGTTGCTGGAATTGTTGGAGATAGACATATACCCCTCGGCTTCCATAATGACCTTGTCTGTTCTGGCGTTGTATACGGTGATTTTTCGTTCGCTCTCAAAGTAATCGGCCTGTTTAGAAATATTGGAGTTTGCTCTATCGGCTTCGGAGCAGCCACACAAAAGCAAAACTGAAACCATAATTGCGATTGCGATATAAAGAATCTTTTTCATGTGCTTTCCTCCCAATAAAAAGAGCCGAGAGGCTTATTTGCCTTTCAGCTCTTGTTCGATAATTCTGTTATACTGCGCGGCATGGTCTGCCACTGCGGGCTTGATGTACGGTTTTGCGCGTTGGCCGTGGGTCAGATGCCAATCGCCTTTTGCATCTTGGTACACCCACGGCGTTTGTCTGCCGCCGGGATAATAAACGCCCGTGCCGCACTCCACATAAACCGCATACTCGCTATTTGTGCCGATATATGCAGCCTTTTCGCCGTCGTTTACCATATGTGTAATGCTGTTGCGTAGGTTGCCTGTATCAACAGGGCATAGCTTTTTAGCATATCCCTCTGCTACAAGGCCGCATTTTTCGAGTGCTCTTCCAACAGCAGCGTCAAGCGCTCCCAGCACCTCGGCGCTGTGGTCTTCAAATGTGATTTTCATTTTAACTTTTCGATTTCGTTTTCCTTGCAATCAATAATTTGATTGTTTTCGTCAAGTTCGATAAGGTAACGCAAAACGTCCGTGCCCCGTATATCTACCACCACACCAATTTTACCAGATGCAGTTATTTTTACTTTATCAAATTCGCGTATCACTTGTCTGCATCCTTTCTATAGGCTGTCGTAATTCTCGGCTTTCCGTTGCCGGGTTCTTTTATCCAGCAAGTCAAAAATCGCTTTTTTTCTGTTATTCCTAGCTCCATAGGAATTGAATATTTTTTGCTACCATCTTCCAAAGCTATTGGATTCTGAATTTTGCTTTCATCGTATTGCTTTGCAATGTCGTAACGTAGCTGCATTGAACTTTCCGCGGTGTAACCAACGTCGAAAAATTCTTGCGCATGTTTTGCGCCGGTCTTCAAAAGATATTCTGTGAATTTCCTTTCCGTCGTTTCGCATTGCGCTTTTTCTACAAACATTGTTTGCTTTTTTAAGGTCTTTAACGCGTGCCAAATTTCAATATCATTATACTTTAAATCTTGAAACTTGTAAACTGAATCTGGAACTTTATTGCCTAAAACTTTGCGGTATTCCGCAAATTGTCTCTTGTCGGATGAAAAATTACGCCCTTTCTTCATATATGTTTCCCACGCATATCTGTTTTCTGCCTCTTTCCAGCTATTCCATTGCGTGTAATTCATATATGGGACAAGTACGCTTCTCCCTGTTTCTGGGTCTATCGCTCTCCGCAACTCATGCCGCGATTTTGGCACATCTGGCAAATCCGCTATCGTTGTGCAGCGGCAATTATACACTAGGTATCCCGGCGCAGATTCATCGCCAGGCTTCATGAGCTTATAACCATCAATGATAAACGGCTTTTCCACGTCTACCGTTTGCCCGTCTGCCACCGCGTGCGCATGCCGCGTGCGGTTGTCTAACGTTGCCACCCATTGTTTTTTCAGCTTTATGCCCATATCCTGCGCGGAACGGTAAGTATCTAGCCGTCCCGCGTTCTCTGCTGCTGTGACCGCCGTTCTGGCCGTTCTGATAGCGCTCGTGCGGTTCATGTCCCGCATACGGCTTTGCAGGTCATCCGCAATCTTGCCGATGCCTTTGCCTTGCAGAATGGAGCTTGTGACACTAGCTGTAATTTGCTGCTTTCCGTATTTCAGGTCAATGCCGCGCTGCAATGCACGCTTTGGCGGGTAGTACGGCATCAAGTCAGGCTGTTCCACAATCAGACGTTTGACGGTCTGCTCATCCCACAGCGTAAAATCTGCTTTGTCGGAAACCTGCTCGATTTTGTAAGCTGCATAATTGCGGTTCAGGCTGTAGATGCCCGGCGTGGCGTCATTGACGTATACCACAGCCGTTGCATTTGCATCGGTGTATCTTTTTGCCACTTTATCGCGCAGGGCTTCAAAACGCTTTCCTCGCCCTATCTGCGCAAGCCGCCACTGCTTGTACTGCTGTTCGGTGATTTCGCCTGCATCGAGCTTTTCTTTCATGGCTGCATCACGCTTCTCGAACTGCTCAAAATAGGCTCTCACCGTATCGGTCAATTCGTCAGCAGCTTCTTTGTACAGCTTTGCGATGCGCTGTTCCAACTCTGCGAGCTGTTTATCCGTCAGTTTGTGGGCATAATCAGGTTTTCTCATTTTCTTCTTTTAGTCTGTTTTTTTCTATTGATCTCGCCACCGACAAACCTCATAATTTCTTTGTCAAGTCTTGCTTGGCTATTTTTGTACGATGTGGCAGTAATCTCTCTTTTTGTAGCTTCGCCAAAGGAATTTACAAATGGTTTTCCATTTGTTTTTTCAACAGTCACATTTCTGCTTGCGGTCACTATTTTGTTTGTTATCGAACGCTTTTTTGATTCAAGTGCCTGTTTTTTTCTCTGTACATCGTAATATCCGCTTGGCATATTCCACGCAGGATTTCTTGATGCGTAATCTGCCAACCTTTTATTCAGTTTGTCAATTTGGGAATTCAGGCTTTTTTCTCTCTCTTTTAAGGCGCCTATACTCTCACTACCGCCGCCCCTGCCGCTTCCAGAACCTCTACCGCCCATTCTCGCATCTCCTTCTTACTCGCTTATAATATGGCTGAATCCTAGTAACGTTCCAGTCAAATTCTTCAGGGCATTTGCCATACCACAAAATCTCACTGGGTTCAAGCCTTGCCAATGCCGCCCGAACGCCTTTTTCAAACAGCGCTTGATTCTGCTTGCTTTTCTGCGTTCCCACGCTAGAAATCGCCACAATCGAATGTTGTGGCTCGCCGTCAAAACACCACTCGTAGCTTTGTTTATTGCTCCAACACAGGGTTGGCACAACGTGAATCCCGCATTGCTGCCAGTATGCCGCCAGCCAGTGCTTGCGATAGTGATTGTATATCTGCATAGCAAGCGGCATATCTGTATACATTGAGAAATCAGGCGCACACACAGCGCCAAATTTTTGAAGCAACGGAATGTACTTGTCCGGCTGATTCCACACCCTTTGGAATTGATAATCATCCACGAAAAAGTGAACGCCTTTTGTTGCGCAGTCCGTACAGGTTTTAGCAAAGTTGAACGGAATCCATTCCAGATGCCGCACATCAATGTGTTCCGGCTGGATAATCGGCGTATCGTATTTTCCAACTCCTAAAAAGTTGGCTTTGTCGAGGTTTTCAAAATTCAACATCTTGTCACTCCTCGCCGTTGGTCGTGCGGTCTAACTCCTCTGCCGCCTTTCGATTTATCAATTCATCGTACTGGTCTGCGTCGCCAAGGATGGTCAGCAGCTTTTTGGTGATGTATTCATCATCGTAGTATTCTGCACCCAGCAAGACCGTCTGCGCCTCTTCCTGCTTGTTGATGATTTGGTTGCGCGTGTATGTCGGATCGCCATCAAGCCCGGCAACCGCCAAAATGCCCTTGATGCAGCGCGTCACGCAGCTTTCAAACTTGTCTGTTTTCAGGTCGAGTGGCACATAACTGGCCTTGATAGCCGTTGCAGTTTGGTTGCCAGCGCTGACAGCAGCAGAATCAAAGGCCTGAAAGTCCTCGTATAACTTTTTGGTTAGCATGTCAATGGTGGCTTGCGTGCCTTGGAACGGGGCTTCGATGCTCTGTGGCGTGGCCTTTGCGCCCTCGTCACCGTCAGCGTGGGCGACATGGGTAGTTTTCAGACGCTCAATGAACTTTGTATCGTCCTGCTCGTCCATGCCTCCGCAGTTGGTCAGAACCCAGAAAATCAGGTTGCCTTCGTCAACGTTGTTTACCATGTTGGAGCTAGCAAGGTCGAGCGCGTCAATGGTATTCTGTCTCCCCTGTAGCTCGCTGTGGGCCTGCTCTCCGTTTTTCAGCGGGATAATGGGGAATCCGGGATAATTCTCACCGTCATAAATTTCTGTGCCGTCAATCTCCGAATACCGCACTTTCAACTTGTACGGCAGTTTCCCGTTTAAACTGCGTACTTCACCATTGCGCGGTTTAATGTATTCCGTGTAACCGTCCATCTCGTACAGCGTTGCCCGCAGCGGTTTGTCCGGGTCAATCTGCCAGAACCGGATTCCTGCTTTCAGTGCGCCGTCCTCTTCATCGTACAGAGGCACGAACTGCTCCGGCGCAAACACCTGAATATGGTCAAGATTCCAGAACACGAAAGCCTGCCCACCAATCAACGCATGGCGGGCAGCATCCATAATATCTTCATCAAACGTGGCGCCAAGCGCCTTTTTTGTGGCATCATTGTTAAACGCAACACCGTTTCCCAGCAGGTAAGAAACTTCCTGGTCTACAACAAAACCAAAAAACTTGCTGGCAATCTTATGATTGGCTGTGTACATATCGGGATGTGCTTTCCCCTCAAGATCGTACACCATCTTTTCATAGCGGTTGATTGTGGGATTTTCTCCCCAATAGTACAGCTTTGCGTCCAGCATGTCCCGCGTCTTTTTCTGACCTTTAAAATCGTTGATTGTGTCAAACACAAACCCCATGCGGGAACGTTCATCTTCACCGACAGCCACAAAGTCTTGATATGTTCTGATTTTCCCTCACCGCCTATCTGTAAATGCTTTGATACTTCATTGCCGTATTGTCTCCGGCTTTGTTCGCTGTGCTTTCCATCGCATAACGCACCGCGTCAATGTGATGGTTGTTCAAATCCGGGTATCCTTCCAGCACTTCACCCGTCTTGCTGTCTCGCTCGTATTCGTACTCGCTGAACTCTTTCGCCGTTTCCGGGCAACGTTCAGGGTCAATGACAATCGCTTCCAGCATTTGCAGCCACTTTGTGCCATATCGAACCGATTTCGGTCCTTTGCGGGCAGGGAATGTTTTCACGCCGTACTTGTTATAGTCGGCGATGGATTTCGGCTCAGCGCTATCCGCGCAGACTTTATCCTCACGGGTCAGCCCTCTATCCAGCAGCAGTTGCGCCGTGTCTCTGTTGCTGGTTCTACGTCGTGTCAGCTCATCAAAGATGTACAGCGTGCGCCGCGCCGCATCATAGTGCATCGCATTGTATGCCCATGGGTCAGGATACCAGCCCCAGTCAATGCCGCGCTTGATGCGATCAAAGCTGGCAATCTGTTCATCGGTGATTTTCTCAATGCGCAGATTTTCAAATACCGCCGTGCCGCTGCCGACAACCTCGCCAAGATACTCATGCCGGTATGCTGTTTCGTTTGTGCGCTCCAAGTATTCAGCATCTGCAAGGAACCGCTCTCCGATCCATTCTGCGGGCGTCGTTTTATAGGTGGAATGATGTATTAGCTTGCCAGGGCGCTGCTTTAGCGCGTATCCGTTGGCCCAGTTGCGGGCC